TTCTTTAGACTCCAAACAATATCTCTGCGAGTTGGTCGCTGGATTTATAGATCTGATACCTAACATAGTACCAAAAGTATAATGTGATATACCTTCTTTCTTACGCCATTCTGCTAATGTCATTATTCTCCTTTGTTTATTAACCTTTTAGGTTGTATATACATTGTATTTATTTACTTGCAATAAGTTTTTTTACCTATATACATATTGAAAACAAAGGGAAAAACAAATGATATTAAAACAAGATTATATTACAAAAGAAATACTAGACTATTTCAAGTCATTCAATGGTGGTCAGGGGTTAGACCATTGGAGTCCATCTTCAAGCCAAAACTTTACTAGATTTGTACTTAACTATTCTCTACCACAAGAGATAAGAAGATTATTTAGAATTAGATACAAAGCACCATTCGGTAATCTTGTAAACAACACAGCTCAAAGATTAACCTGTGAAGTTTTATATCAAGGCGACAAGAAGATTACATTAGAGAACAAAAATTATGACGAGATATTTCAACAAGAGTTAGACGCAATAGATAAGAATAGTCCACCAGTAGATGCTAAAGATAAACTAGCAAGAGAGATGATGATTAGTTATGCACATCCAACTATTGAGAACATGAAGAAAGCTGTTAAAGAAATATTTGGTAATGAAAAGTTAGTAGCAGAAAGATATGTGTCTAGCAAAGATAAGGATATGCTCATAGATATTATTGGTAGGGTAGACTACGAATCAAATACAAAAATAGGTGAAGCAAAAACTAAACCACCTACAATTAAAAAGAAGAGAGGTAAGGATGAATATTACATGGCATCAACGCAGCTCCCAAATGATCCTGATCCTATGCACATAAGCCAAGTTTCGTTTTACTATCATTGCACAAACAGAAAACCTTTTTTGTTTTATGTAAATGAAAATGAATACAGAATATTTGATGACACTCACGATATGCTACGATCAGATTATTTAGAACATCAATACAATTTACTTACACAAAGATTAAAATCGTGGGAACAACTAATTGTATTCTGTAAAGGTGATATACAAAAGCTATCATCCTTTGCTGAACCACCAGAATTAAATCATCCTTTTTATTATAGGGATTTAATAGACGACCAAAAAAAACAAATCAAACAACTATGGGGGTTAGACGCATGAAACTAAACATATATCAAAAACTACATAAGGCAGCTTGTGAAGCTGGAGGTGTGGCAAAAGGAAAAAAAGTTCCTGGTATGCACTTCAATCCATTACAACATGACGAGGTACAAAAGGTTGCAATGGAATCATTACTAAACAATGGGTTATATCCTGTTTGTACTTACACTAACTATGTTAAAGAAAGTTTTATTATGGTTACTTGTTCAATGAAGATACATGACATTGAAGATCCAACAAGTCATGTAGATATTGAAGGGTGTAGTGCAATGGGAAACCTAGATAAGTTTGGTACAGGTAATGGTATGTCTTATGCTAAGAAGTATGCTTTCTTAAATGCACTAAATTTAAAAACAGGTTTAGACAATGATGATGGGTACAAAGCTAGTCCATTCAAGGCAAACTCTAAACCAACTAACAATATTCCACAAGCAAGTGGTACAGAGCATGACAACAATCATGATGCAGTAGCAATAAATAATATCGAGAACGATATTAAAAATGCAGCAAGTATTTATGAGCTAAGAAAACTTAGAAGTTATAAATACAAAGATGCTTTTAATCTTGCTATGAAGAAACACCTTAGAGTTTATAGACAATTAGATGATCTATATAAGACTAGGGAAACAACACTAAACACACAAGGAGTGATATAATATGAGTGATAAGATATATATAAAACTTACGCATAATGCCGACAAACAGGCAGGAGATAATCGACCATCTTTTGTTGCACCAATAAATCCCAAAAGTCCAGCAGGTAAAACCTGGAGGATAGGAGTAAAGATTGGAGAGAGTTGGTACAACCAAGCAGGATTTGATGATCTTGATGAACAAGGTAATCCTACAGGAATTATTAATGTTGTCTTGACACCATCAAATACTGGTTCAGCACCTGCAAAGCCGAGAGGACCGCAGCAATCTTTTGCACCTAACGATAGGTTTGCAAAAGGTCAAGGATCAGGTTATAACAAAAATAACTACAATTACTAATTGTGGTTGAATGGTGTGGTGGAAGTTTTTTTGAGTAGCGAATCATATTACCTCTTTCCCTTTCTGGTAATGCTCCCTCTTATTTGTTTTCTTCTGCCACGCCTTTAAAACAATATGAAAATTACAGACTTAGAAAAAGAAATTAAGAAGAAGATTGTAGCTGATCGTCAGAAAGATTATGGCGATTACCAATACAATTTTACTATACTTGCAGAGCTATTTACTTTAATATTAGCACCGAATTTAAAAAAAAAACTAAGACCATATCAAGTAGGACAAATCATGATGACACTCAAATTGTTTAGGACTACCAAGGGTTATAAAGCAGATAACTATCATGACCTATCTATCTATAATGATATGACCTTTGACTTACACAAAAAAGATATAGACAAAAGAGATAAAAATGACTAAGTATTTAAGAATTAAATCTGGCGAAGCTAATTTTCAGTTAGTTGAAAGATTTGATGAAGTAGAGAAAGCTGCCGACCCCAACGCACAAGGGGAAGTTGTAGAATGTAAAGTTGAGAATATTAAATTAGACTTTACCAAAGTAATAAAGGAGAAAGATGGAAGAGTTAAAGACTCGCCTTCAAAAGTACAGGGATCTTCAACAGAAGAAACACGAGAAGTTCCTGGAAGCCAAAGCAAAAGTAAGTAAGTATCAAAAAGATTCTTACAGATTGTTTTGGAAAATAGAGAAGGCACAAGAAGAATTAATGAGAAGAGCATAGCTCATTAGTTTACATTGCTAAAAAAAACAAACAAATCTGTAGGGGTTCTATGACTTTAATTAAACAAGAGTTTCAAAAACATATAAAAAAAATAAACAACAACGACTTTATTTACAAACATAAGATAGCTTTTTATTTATTATCAGAGATGCAGATGAAGTTATATGAAGAAGGATTTAGAAAAGGTTTTGAATTAGCACAACAAAAAATGTCTGACCATGTAAGTGAAATAAAAGAAACACACATTGTACCAAGACAAATGGAAAGAAAGATTATTGGTTATCAGTTTAGAAAACCTAGACAAAGAGAAATAGATTGTGTGATTAATAAAGTTTGTATTAAGTATGAGGTTAGTAAGAAAGAATTATTTACCAAGACTAGAACTACAGATATTGTTAGAGCTAGAAACATTATTCATAATATACTTAATGAAAAATATAAGATGAGTCTGTCAGATATAGGTAGAATTTTTGCACAAGATCATACTACAGTTTTAAATTCTATACAAATGAAACAGCATAGAAGAAGATTTTGGAATGATGAGCAAACAATATGGCAGGAGTTTGAAGAACTAACTAGGTCCTAGCATAGTTAGGTTTCTTACCTCTTCTTGTTTTTCTTTCAGCTTTCTTTTTTCTTGATACAGCGGCAGCTCTTTGACTTGCAGACATTGATCTAGCTTTTGCAGCAGGTACACATTTAGGATAGTTTCTTCTTTTCTCACCACCACTACGACCACACTTTGGAAAGCCACCACCTTTCTTTGGATTAGCAATGTCTACCCAATTAGCTTTGACCCATGATCTTAAACCATTAGACATTATCTTTTCTTTTTCTTTTTCTTTTTACCACCAGGTGTTACTTTACCAGAGCAGACAGCAGAAGCATACATGTTAGCATACGCAGATGGGTATACTTTAAACTTTCGTTTAGCAGCAGCTTTACCTCTAGCACATAGTTTAGCCATGTCTTTTTTGTACTGTAAACTTTGCCATCTTTACAGCTCCTTTGTGTGGCTTGTATGTACCCTTCATCAGTTTAAAACTTGAACCTTTTTTCATCCAATGAAAACCTTTTGGTGCTTTTACTGATTTAGTTGCCATTATTTTTTCTTTTTCTTTTTTTTCATTTTAGCTGCAATAATTTTTTTCTTTAGTGCAGGTGGAAGATTTTTCTGTTTACCTTTTAACATTAGTACATTCTCCCTTTAGATTTTTTAGCTTTCTTTGCTTTCTTAACTTTCTTCTTTGTCATTGGTTTCTTCATCTTATATCCTGGCATTGTTTCTCCTTTTTTAAGTTACAATATTTATCAAAGCAAGATCCATCTTTACCATCATGGCAAAAGTATTGCTTCTTATAAGTTATAATCCATCCACCCATGGTATTCAATAGTTCTTTTTTACACCATGTACAATATCCACAGATGAACTCCCTTACTTTTGATTTATTCCAAGTTTTTTTTCTTGCCACACTTACACTTTTTGTTTCTTTTACTAAAATTAGTAAAGTCCATAGTTAGAACATCATTAATCTTTTGATTTAAACCATCTATCCAACCAATAAATTTATATATAATTTTATCTAGCATCTCCATCTTCTTCTTGCTTGTCTTATTCTTGAGTTAGGATCATTCCTAGTTTTAGCTGATGATCTTCTTAACTGACCTAATGATCTTGCACAATAACTTTTTCTACGAGCTTTCTCTCTTGCAGTAAGTCCACTCTTTTTAGTTACCGCAGTTTTTAATTTAGATCCTGGATTAGCTCTTCTATATCTTGCTACACCTTTAGCTGTCATACCAGCACCTTTTTTTGTAGGTCTGTAGTTTGCATTTTTACCTTTAGTAGTTTTTCTTATAGCCATTATTCTAATATTAATTTTTTAATTGATTTACTACCATCAATGTTATCTTCAAGCTCTGCTTTAGACTTGATACATTGATACTCAACATTATCATCTATTTTTCTTGATGCAACTCTCTTACCTTTTAAACATTCTGACATAGATGATTGTATTCTATGTTCTTTAATCTCGTTATTTACTATCATCAATAATGCTACAACTGTTTCTATCATTAATAATTTTTTCCATTCTCCCTTACTTTATCTTTTAATTTTTCTATATCTGCTAGAGCTTTCTCTAATTGTTTTTGAGTAAACTCTATGTTTACTTTGTTAGTCATATTCTGTTCTTGAGTCTCTGCTAATTTTTCTACATCAGAATATAGTTGTTCTATTAACATAAACTGTTCTTGATCAGTAGGTTTTTGTTCTGATTTTTTAAGTAGGTCTGCTTGGAATAATTCTCTTGATGTCTCAAGAGATGTAAGTCTAGCAGTAAGTTCTGTATATGCAAAGATACCCATTGCTATACCTATAACTATACCAATCATATTTTTTATTGGCATTGCTACTGATGTGTTCTCTGATACTTTCATTTAACTGGATATCCTGGTTCTAAAAAAAAAGCTATCAGGCACAACAATATTATTAGTATAGCTGTAAATCTGTAATCCATCTATATCATCCATTGTTATCTACCTTGTCTGTTGTATTTCTTATAGCTTCTCTTCTCGGATTTGTTAAGATTTTTTTTGTGCCTTCTGGGTCTTTTAGGTGGTTTATCTCTAGGTACAAAGTGTGTAAACTTCTGACGAGCCATTACTTTTTCTTCTTATATTTCTTTTTCTTTTTTTTCTTACCAGTTTGTTGAGATAACATACTTGTTTTTCTACTGTATTGTTGTGCAAAACTTTTAGTTATCATTTTCTTTTAAAACTACCCTTACCCTTTTTAGGTTTTACTATTCTTGGTTTATATTTTTTTGACATTAAATCTTTTGCTATAATATTTTTTCTTTTCATTATTTCTTTCTCATTATATCTGCACCTTTAAGACCATAGATTGCAGAGATTACACCTATAAAGATTGCTTGATACCAATAAGGTAGGTTTTTAAAATACTCAAAGAATAAGTCTAGCTTTGCACGAATGTCAGGATCGTCAGAGAAAACAGAATAAGCCAATAGCAGCATAGG